TACAGCAGATAATTCAACCATAGATGCTAATACAGCTATGAGTTTTACAGCAGTTTTTGCTTGTAACAGGGTACTTTCAGAAACTCTTGCTAGTTGTCCTATATTTTTATATGAGAAAGACAGTAAAGGCAATAGAGTTCAAGTTACAGATGCTCCAGAATATCAGCTGATGCATTATAATCCAAATCCAGAAATGACACCGGGGCAGTTTAAGGAAACAGGGATGAGTAATATGAATTTGGGTGGAAACTTTATAGCTCAAAAGGTATTTAATCTTCATGGTGATTTATTAGAACTTAGACCTATTTTATGGAATAGAGTAAGGATTGATATAGATAAAGACACAGGGAAGCTTCTTTACTTTATTGATGGCAAAACTGAACCGAAGACAAGAGATGAAATACTGCATATCCCAGGTTTGACTCTGGATGGTTATATAGGAGTAACACCTCTAACTTATGCGGCATTAACTATTGATATTGGATTATCTCAAGACAAATTTGAAAGAAATTTTTATCTTAATAGGGCATCCACAAGTGGAATATTTCAGTATCCTAATGAACTAGGAGACGAAGCTTTTAAGAGATTAAAAAAGGACATAAAGAAAAATTATACAGGACTTTCTAATGCAGGAGTGCCTATGATACTTGAGGGCGGAGGTCAATTTAAAGAAGTTACTATGAAGCTTACTGATGCACAGTTTTTAGAATCCAAGAGATTTAGGATAGAAGATGTATGTAGAATATTTAGAATACCACTTCATCTGGTACAGGACTTAACAAGATCAACTAATAATAACATAGAACACCAGAGCCTAGAGTTTATTGTTTATACAATGCTCCCTTGGTTTAAAAGATGGGAAGAAAATTTGAACTTACAGCTGCTTTCAAATGAATCAAAAAGAAAAAATAGATATTTCGAGTTTAAGGTGGATGCACTTTTAAGAGGAGATGCACAGACTAGAGCTTCAGCTTATGCACAGGGCAGACAATGGGGATGGCTTAGTGTAAATGATATAAGAAGACTTGAAAACATGGACCCAATTGAAAATGGAGATATATATTTACAACCTTTAAATATGAGTGAAGCTGGTACTGATGATATAGAAAATAAAAATAAGGAATTGGCAGAGCAAATATATGAAATGGTTTCAAGAGGTGGTGAAAAGCGTGAGTAAAGGTAAAAAGTTCTGGAAGTTTAATGCAAAAGAAAATAGTGATGAAGGAGAGCTTCTTTTATATGGGGATATAAGTGATTCTACTTGGTGGGGAGACGAAATTACGCCTAAAAATTTTAAGGAAGAATTAGATTCACTTGGAGATATTAAAACCTTAAATGTTTATATAAATAGCGGCGGCGGTGATGTATTTGCTGGTCAGGCAATATATTCAATGCTAAAAAGGCATAGTGCAACAGTTAATGTTTATGTGGATGGACTTGCAGCGAGTATAGCCTCAATAATTGCTATGGCAGGGGATAACGTTAAAATGCCTAAAAACGCAATGCTTATGGTGCATAATCCGTGGTCTTTTGGTATGGGTAATGCAAATGATTTTAGAAAATTAGCTGATGATTTAGATAAAGTAAGAGAAAGTATGATTTCAGTATATGAAGATAAAACAGGAATGGGGAAAGAAAGTATAGTTGAACTTATGGATGCAGAAACTTGGATGACAGCAGAAGAGGCAATAGAATTTGGCTTTGCAGATGAAATTGAAGAAGAAAAGCAAGTAGCAGCTTCGCTGAATAATAGAATATTTGCTATTAATGGATTAAAGGTTGATATTACTAAATATAAAAATCTTCAAGTAGGCAAAATTCAATTTGAAGATCCAATTCCAAGTGAAAATAAAATTAAAGAACAACCTGTTGATATGGCAGAACATAAAGAAAGGATTATAGATGATAATAAAATGACAGTAGAAAAGGCTGAAAAGCAAGTTCCCATAGATTTATACAAAAAACTAAATGAAATTCATGAGAGGAGATTTAATATATGAGTTTAAAAGAAATATTAAAACAAAAACTTGATTCACAAGCAGCTATAGTACAAGGTGCAATTGATTCAGCAAGAGCAATGACTGAAGAAGAGCAGAAGTTATATGATAGTTTAGAGACAGAAATTAAGAACCTTGAAAAAACAATAGAGGCAGAAGATAAGCTAAAAGAAAGAGAAAAGCTTAATAAGACACCAGTCAATGAACCTATATATGCTAAACCTAAAGATCCTAATGAGAAGAAATGGAAAGGCGGTATGGGAGAATTTCTTCAAGCTGTGGCAAAGGCATCTTCACCTGGGGGAAGAATGGACAATAGACTCATATATCAAAATTCAGCTTCCGGTTTGAATGAAAGTGTAAGTTCAGAAGGTGGATTTATGCTGGAAAATGATTTTATACAGGATATGTTTGATGTTATGATGTCCGAAAGTCAGGTTGCAAACAGAATAAGGATGATTCCAATTGGTGCAAATACAAATAGACTAAGAACTCTTGGTATTGATGAAACTAGCAGAGCTAATGGAAGCAGATGGGGTGGTGTTCAAGCTTACTGGATAGCTGAAGCAGAAACTGTTACAAAGTCAAAACCTAAATTTAGGGAAATTGATATGGCACTTCAGAAATTACTGGCACTTTGCTATGTTACAGATGATTTGCTTCAGGATGCAACAGCTCTTGAGGCAATAGTAAAACAAGCCTATGCAGATGAAATGAGTTTTAAAATAGATGATGCAATTATTAATGGAAGTGGTGTTGGAATGCCGCTTGGAGTATTAAATTCAGATGCACTTGTAACTGTAGCAAAAGAAAAAGATCAAGCTGCAGGAACTATAAAGTATGAAAATATACTTAAGATGTGGAGTTCAGTTCCAGCAAGGCTTAGAGCAAATGCTGTGTGGTATATTAATCAAGAAATAGAACCACAGCTTTACACAATGGCACTTAATATAGGAACAGGAGGGGCACCAGTATTTTTACCTTCTGGAGGGGCTTCAAGTTCACAGTACAGCACTCTTTTAAATAGACCAATAATTCCAATAGAGCAGTGTTCTGTGCTTGGTAAAAAAGGAGACATCATACTTGCAGATCCAACCCAGTATATTGGAATTGATAAAAAAGCACCAACAGCAGATGTATCAATACATGTAAGATTTTTGTATGACGAGCAGGTATTTAGATTTATTTATAAGTTTAATGGTGCTCCATATAGAAATAAACCTATTACACCTTATAAAGGTGCTAATTCTTTAAGTCCATTTGTTACTTTGGCAGATAGGTAGAAGTTAATAAGATATATTACAAATAATTATTAAATTAGAAACATTTATGGTATAATTTTTGTTGTAATTATTTGTATTTGTAAAACAAAGGATTATTTATATGAGTGAGAGAATGGATGGTTAATGAAAAATGAACAGTTTAATTTGTATTTTAGCATTACTAGGAGTTATAGTAGGATTTATTATTGCAGCTGTGGCTGTTTATCAAATAGTAAATTGTAAAAAGAGAATTTACAAGACACTTGGAATGAGCATTCTTGTTTGTACTTTATCAATTCCGTTCCTTATAAACGAGTTATATAAGTTTGGATGTACGACAGGAAAAGGTTATTATACTTTATGGGAGGCGAAAGATGCATTATCGTTTTACGGGTCTTATCTTGCATTTCTAGGTACAGTATCTTTGGGAGCCTTAAGTTTATTTCAAAACCAGAAATTTAAAAAAGAAAATGATAATGCTCAATTAAAAATAGAACGAATTAATCATAAATTGCTTGAGTTAGATAGTAATAGGGAAAAAGAAAAAATATTTGAAATGTATTTCTCATATTTGGATCAATCTCAGAATATCTTTAATCCTGAATATGTGTTAGGTAAGCCTGAAGAAAATAGAAGCATTTTAAATATTTTTTCAAGTATAAAAGATTGCCATTTAAATATTCTTAGTATTAAACGAAGATTGATATTCCTCGATAAAGACAATTCAGATAATTCATTTTTTGAATATATTGAATGTAAAACAGAGGAGATTTCAAAAATAACTATGGAAAGTGAACTCCCAAAAGAAGTATTAACTTCACAGCTGTTTAACTTTTGGAAAAATAATTGTGACGACTTTAACACAAAGTCCTTGATATTTATGATTGAGATTCGTAAATCTATTTTTAATAATGAAAATATAAGTAAATAATTTAATTAAATTAGGCTTTTGGAAAAGTATTTATTTCATAGTAAAAGCTGATAAATTCATATTTGTAGTTTTAATTTATTATAATATACTAAATTTTAGCTACGCTTCAGAGAAAATAACTAGTTGAGATTAACTGCTTGTAAGAAATTTTAAATACATGGAAGTGCAGTAAAAGTCCTGCATATAGTAGGTCTTTTTCTTTTAACCAAATTTTATCTTAAAAGGAGGAAATTCATCATGGCATTAATAGAAAAATATAAATTAATACAAGCTTTTGAACCAAAGACAACAAATGCCGCAATAACAAGTAATTATATAACTTTAAAGAATGCTGTTACAGCAACAGTTGTTATAAATTTAGCTCAAACAGTTGGGCACACAACTCAAATATCTTTATACCAGGCACAGGATATAGAAGGGACAGGTGCAAAGCCTTTAGCAAATGATGTTCCTATACTTGCAAATGAAGATGTTGGGGCAAGTGATACACTTGTAAGGCAAGCAGATGGAGTAAGTTATACTGTAGCAAATACTGCAAAGAATAAGCAGGTGATATTTCATATTGATCCAGCTAAACTTGATATAAATAATGGATTCACTTGTTTAAATGTAAGAGTTGGAGCTAGTTCACAGGCTACAAACTTTGCGAGTGGTGAATTTATATTGGAAAACAAATATGCTGGGGACGAAAAAAATTAGACATTAGGTAATTAGATTTTGAGAGCTGCTTAGGCTCTTTTGTTTTTGGGGTGATTTTATGGCATTAAAAATTATAATACCACCTGCAGCTGAACCTATAACTTTAGATGAAGTAAAACAGCACTTAAGAGTAACTGGAAGTGATGATGATATTATTTTACTCAGCATGATCAGGCAGGCTAGAGAATTTTGTGAGGACTTTCAAAATAAAAAATATATTACTCAGACTCTGGAAATGGTGCTGGATTATTTCCCGGAGGATAATTGTATTTCATTTGAAAACTGTTCACCAGTTCAAAGTGTAGAAAGTGTAAAATACTATGATGCAGGTGGACAGGAGTATATATTTGATTCAAGTAATTATATTGTTGATACAGACAGTTTTGTTAATAGAATTGTACTTGGATACTGTAAATTATGGCCAACAATAGCATTACAAACTGCTAATGCTGTAAGGGTGAGATTTACAGCTGGCTTTGGGGGCAAACCAGAAAATATACCTGAAACAGTTAAATGGGCAATGATCCTCCACATGAGGCTTCTCTATGATGATTATAAGCCTGATGAAAGAATAAAAATTGAAGAAGCAAGAAATTCATTATTAAGTATGAATAGAGTGATACCAGTATGAGAACGGAGGAATTGAAACATAAAATAACCTTTCAGAAACTTACAACAACTACAAATGAAAATGGATTTGAAGTTGAGGTATGGGAGGATTACTCAACTGTTTGGGCAGCGGTATCAAATCTGATTGGAAGAGAATATTTTGCAGCTGCAGCTGTGCAAGCAGAGAAAACTGTTAAGTTCACTATAAGGTATCTACAAGGTATAACAGATGATATGAGAATACTATTTGAAGACAAGCAGTACAATATAACTTTCATAGATAATATTAAATATAGAAACAAATATATAGAAATAAAAGCTTTGGAGGTTGAGAATAGTGGCTAATATAGAACTTACGGGTGTTGATGAAATATTAAATAGGCTTCAGCAAATAGGTGCAAATGTAGGAAAGCTTGAAAATAAAGCATTAAAAAATGCAGCAGAACCTGTACTTGAAGATGCGAAGACAAATGTTCCTGTGAGGACTGGAAAACTTAAAAAAGGGCTTAAGATAACCAATGTAAAAAAGAAAGAGGGAATTAAATACATCCTTGTAGGTGTAGAGGGGATAATTCAGAAATATTTTATGTAAAATTTATTGAATTTGGAACTAGTAAGAGAGCTGCTCATCCTTTCCTCCAGCCTGCTTATGAAAAAAATAAAAATACCATAAAAGAAATTATAGCTGAAACTCTAAAGGAAGGGTTAAAGTGATAAACAAATTAATAGTAGAAGCTTTAAAACCTCTTAAAGTACCTGTTTCATTTCAAAAATATAAGGGTAAAGAAAATACCTATATAACCTTTTTTAATTATCTAGAACAGGGTGAGCAGTATGCTGATAATGAAGAAAAAGCTACAGGTTTTTATATTCAGGTGGATGTATGGAGTAAAAATGATTATACAGAGCTTGTAGAAAAAGTGAAAAATGCTATGAAAGCCGCAGGGTTTATGAGAACTTCTGCGGCTGATTTATTTGAAAGTGATACTAAAATATATCACAAAGCAATAAGATTTTTTATTCATATGGAAGGGAGGCAGTAAGTTATGTCAGGAATAGTAAATAGTGCTCCTATAGGAGTAGAAAATTTAGTTTATGCAATTTTAACAGATGAAGTAACTGCAGTTTATGATAAACCGGCTTTAATTTCACCAGCAATAAATGTAAAGATAAATCCAAAGAGTAATTCAGATACGTTATATGCTGATAATAGAGCTGTAGAAACAGCTACATCATTAGGTGAGATAGATGTAGAAATTGAGACGCAGGATCTACCTCTTGAAGTACAGGCAGAACTTTTAGGACACAAGATCGATTCAACAACTAAAGTAATGTGTTCAGATGTTCAAGATTCAGCACCATATGTTGCTGTAGGTTTTAAAATTAAAAAGGCTAATGGAAAGTATAGATATGTATGGCTTCTTAAAGGTAAATTTAGTGAACCGGAAGAAGAACATTCATCACAGGAAGATAAAACAAAATTCCAGACACCTAAAATTAAAGGTACATTTGTTACGAGAACAGATGGTAAGTGGAAATATACAGCTGATGAAGATAGTGGATTTACAGGTGGAGCTGTATGGTTTGGTAGTGTGTATAAACAAGTAACGATACCAGCGTCACCAACTAATCCAGTACAGGATGATACAGCTAATACTTTTGGGTGGACTAATGTTAGCGGATATGATAAAGCATCAGATTATGAATACAGCACAAATGGTGGAACAACATGGTCAGCAGCGACAGCAAATCCACAAAGTGTTGGAAATAGCAGCTATGCGGTAGGAAAAGTACAGGTAAGAGTAAAGGCAGATACAGAAGCTAACAGATCAGCAGGACTAGCATTAAGTTCAACATCAGCATATACTGCAGGTTAATTTATGGAGGGTAAAATTTATGGAGATAGTATTGAACAATAAAACTTATGTAATGCCTAAAGTTAAAACTAGGATGCTTAGAAAGGCTATTGAAATTAATGAAAATATAGATTTTAATAACATGAAAACAAAAGATTTAGATGGGCTTGTGGATTTTATAGTAGACCTATATGGTAATAAGTTCAGTAGAGATAGTTTTTATGATGGACTTGATGCAGATAAACTTATAGAAACTCTCAATAAATGGTATAGTAGGAAACTTAGGAAATAAGTTAAAGGAATTCCCAAACAAGTAAGCGGAGGCAGTGATGAAAAGCTGTCTCCGCTTGATTTTATAAAGGAGATTTATTCTAAACTTTTAGAACAGGGATGGACACTAAATGATGTTGACGAAATGGATATATTTTATTACTTTGATATTTTAATTTACAGAGCAAATAAGAAATATAAGCAAAATTTAGATGCTGTCTTAAATATATTGTAAAGAAGGTGAGAGAGTGGCAGAAGAACTTGGAAGTTTAGCGGTAAAAATAGGACTTGATTCAAGTGGGTTTCAAAATGGCATAAGCAGTATTAATAGAAATCTTAGAGTTCTTGATAGCGAGTTTAAAGCTAACACAGCAGCCCTTGGAGAAAATGCAAAGGGAATTGAAGGACTTAAATTAAAAGAGGAAAGCCTTTCTAAACAAATGGAACTTCAAAAGCAAAAAGTAAGTGCACTAGAGCAAGCCTATACTAAAAGTGCTCAGACAAAGGGCAAAGACAGTAAAGCCACTCAAGAACTTGAAATAAAACTTAATAAAGCTAAACAAGCACTTTCTAATATGGAGACAGAACTAGGAAAAACAACTAAAGAGATGGAAAAGGAGTCTGCTGCCACAAATAAACTGGGAAGTGGTATACAAGCTTCCATGACTAAAATGCATACACATGTTTCAGGTGCATTTAATGGCATTAAAAGTGCAGCAATTGGAGTAGGTACTACTCTTGCTGGTGGACTGGGGTTATTTGCTTTAACAGAGAAGGCAGTTGAAAGTGGAGATGCTACATATAAACTTTCACAAAAATTAGGGGTAACTGCATCTGAAGCTGGTAATCTTAATAAGATGTTGAAAATAACTGATACAGATACGCAACCGTTTATATCTACAATGTTAAGGTTGGATAAAGGTATAGAAGGTGCTGGGAAAAGTGGTAATGCCATGACTAAATCATTAAGTGAATTTGGTATAAAACTTACAGGTGCAAATGGAAAATTACTCCCTATGCCTGAACAGCTTAAAAAATTATCTGAAGGCTATCAAAAAGCAGCTGCGAGTGGAAATGAAGAGGCTTTTGTAGCACAAGTATTAGGTGCAAAAGGACAAGAATTAATACCAATTTTGCAGGATTATACAGAAGCTTCAGAGGCCGCAAGCAAAGTTAAAGGTTTTGGTGTGGACCCAAAAGAAGCTCATGAACAAGCTATACAAATGAAAGTACTGAAAATGGAAATGAGTCAATTTTCAATGGTTATGGCTCAAGTTTTATTACCAATAGCAAGTGCAGTACTCCCAGTTATAAGTAATTTATTCACAAGTTTAGGAAAAGTTATATCTGATAACAAGAAAACCATACAGGATGCAGTAAACAGTATTGCTAGTGTAATAAAGACAATGGGGGCAGTAATAACACCAATTATCAAGAATTTATTTGATTTTATAGCCAAGCATGGGGAATTAACAAAAGCAATTATAATAGGTATTGTTGCTGTATTAGGGGAGTTAAAGATAGCTAAGTTTGTAACGGATATAATTACAGGAGTAAGCAATATAAAAAAAGCAGTAGAAGGACTGCAGGGATTATCTAAAATAGGAGGAATTTTTGAAGCAATCTTTAAAATAAATCCGCTGGCTTTTGGTATTCTTATAGGAATAACAGCTATAGCTGCAGCTGCTTATCTAATCATAAAAAATTGGGAACCCATAAAGAAATTCTTTAGTGATCTCTGGAATGGAATTAAAACTACCTTTAATAATTTTTGGAATTGGCTAAAGGGGTTCTTTAGCAAGTGGGGTACTGAAATATTAGTTGTAATAGCTCCTTTTATAGGTATACCCCTAGAAATTGTAAAACATTGGGATACTATTAAAGCTGGACTAGGTGCAACCTGGAATTGGATAAAAACTACGGTAACAAGTACATTCAC